TTCTCGCCGGATCGCAAGGCCAGCGTGCGCATTGACGAGTCGATCGTCGGCGCGTTGGAGAAGCTGCGCGCCGACCTGCAGACCAAGGTGCTGCGCTCGGCGGCCTACGCGGGGGCCAAGCTGCTGGCTGATGAGATGGTGGCGCGCGCGCCGGTGGATGCCGGCACCCTGCGCAATGCCATCTACACCTGGCACGACGACAAGCAGAGCGGCCCGTTGAAGCAGGTGTACTTCGTGGGCGTGAACAAGCGCGAGGCCTCGCACTGGTTCAACGTCGAATACGGCCACTGGCGCGTGAACGTCGTGTTCCGCGGCCCCGACGGGAAGATCATTCCGACGAAGGCGCGGCTGCCTAAGCCTGTGTGGGTCGCGGCGCACCCCTACATCCGCCCCACTGCCGACCGCATGGGCGATGCCATCGCAGCCATGAAAGCGCGCCTGGCCGAGCGCCTGCGCGAGATCAGCAGCGAGGCCGGCGCTGCAGACGTGGGCGCCGCGCAGAGCGTTGCCCGGGTGGCCGCATGAGCCTTGAAACCGACCTGACCACAGCCATCACCGCGCTGTGCAGCCGCTGCTATCCCGACACCGCTCCGCACGACACCGCGCGCCCCTACGTCACGTGGCAGCAGGTGGGCGGGCCGGTGCAGAGCCCGCTTGACAGCAGCGCGCCGGCAGAAGGCGCGCGCATGCAGATCAACGTATGGGCCGACTCGCGCAAGGCAGCCAATGAACTGATGCAGTCCATCGCCGCCGCGATCCGCGTGGCGCCCCTGCACGCGCGGCCCACATCCGCACTCATCGCGCGCCGTGAAGACATCGCCGACCTGTACGGCGCACAACAGGACTTCCTGATCTGGCGAACCTGACCGCCTGATCGACCAGAGCAACCCGCCCCGGGCAACCGCGGCGGGTTTTTTCTTGCCCGAGAGGGCAGCAACCCAGCCCGCCGCGAGCGGGTTTTTCACTTTGAGGAGCCCTCATCATGGCCTACAACTTCCCCGAAGGCGCAGCCTTCTACTTCAGCAGCACCTTCGCCTCGGCCAAGACCATCTCGGCCGTCACCAACGCCGACCCCGCGGTCTGCACCAGCACGTCGCATGGCTACTCGGACGGCGACATCGTGCTCTTCAGCTCCGGCTGGGAGGACGCGACCGACCGTTGCTACAAGGTCGATCAAATCGACTCCAACAGCTTCGAGCTGGAGGGCCTGAACAGCACGAACACCACGTTCTACGCGGCCAGCGCGGGCACCGGCTCGACCTACGCCGTGTCGTCGTGGGTGTCGATCCCGCAGGTGCTGTCGGTGGCCACGCAGGGCGGCGATGCGCGCTTCACCCAGGTCGCGCCGCTGGCCCGTCGCAACGCGACGCAGGTGGCCACGGGCTTCAACCCGTCGAGCCTGAACCTGACGCTTGCCTATGACCACTCGAACGCGAACTACGTGTCGATGCTGGCCGTGTCGCGCGCGCTCACGAAGGTCGCCTTCAAGCTCACCCTGAGCGGCGGCGCCTACATGCTGGCCTACGGCTACCTCACGGTGTCCGAGGTGCCGCAGATGGCCGTCAATCAGGTGCTGACGGTGAATGCCTCGCTGTCGTTCCTGAACCCGCCCGTCAGCTACGCCTCCTGATCGCAGCGCCAGGGGCCGCGCTGCTGGGGCGACGCGGCCTCTTTGCCCGGCTGGCTTTGTGCCCGCCGGGCATTTTTTTGGCGCCTTCGATCGCCCCGCGATCCAACGGACAACATCACATGGCGCAACGCATCAAGCTCGACCTCGATTCCACCGACTCGCTGGACTTCGAGGTCACTGTCCCCATCCCCACCCCGGACGGCAAGGCACTGAAGATCCCGTTCACGTTCAAGTACCGCGACCGCGTGCAGACCGCGCAGTTGTTCGACACCTTCCGCGAGCGGGCCGAGGCAACGTCCGACGACACCGACGCGGCGCTGGCAGCCATCGTCACCGACGCCATCGAGGCTGACGCCGAGATGCTGTTGGACATCGCCAGCGGCTGGGGCATCGACCTCGAATGGAACCGCGACAACGCGCGGAAGTTCTGCCGGCGCTATGCCGGCGCCGCGCGCGCCGTGCTGGCCGAGTACCGCACCGCGCTGACGCAGGGCCGACTGGGAAACTGAGAGCCCTGGGCCGGCGCCTCTACGCGAAGCTGCCATCGGTTCAGGAAGCGGCAGCACTCGGATTCAAGCCCGAGGACTTCGAGGGCGCACCGGTGCGCTGCTGGCCGGAGAACCGGCCGGCCGCGCTGGTATTCCTGACGATGCGCACGCAATGGCGCGTCGGCATGAACGGCCCGACAGGGCTCGACTACTCGGCGCTGCCCGAGTGCTGGCGGCGCTGCGGCATCAAGCCGGCCGACAGGGACGAGACATTCGCATCGCTGCAGATCATGGAACAGGCCGCGCTCGCGGCCATGCACGAGGACTGATGCCCCATGAGTGACACCATCGCGCGCGGCGGCATTGAGATCACCGCGCAGGTCGACTTCAGCGACATGGATCGCGCCATCCTGCAATCGCAGGCAAAGGTGGGCGCGTTCAGTGGCCAGTTTGACGAGATGGTCAAGAAGGCCGGCGGCGCAGGCAAGGGCGTTGCCGACAGCCTGAAGGACGCAGACGCGGCGACGCAGCGATATGCGAGGACGCTGCAACTTGCAGCGGCACAGACGCAGTTGTCTGCTGGCGAACTTGCACTCTACAAAGCCAGCCTGAAAGGGCTGGATGTAGAGGCGCTGCGGCCACTGGCTGCGGCAACCGATCTGCTGCGCGAGAAGCAGGCGGCGGCCGGCAAGGGCGCGACCGACATGGCGCAGAAACTCGGCCTCGTCGGCATCACTGCAAACCAGGCCACGACGGCGATGCGCCAACTGCCGGCGCAGTTCACCGACATCTTCGTGTCACTGGCCAGCGGCCAACCCGCGCTGACGGTCTTCCTGCAGCAAGGCGGCCAGATCAAGGACACCTTCGGCGGCGCTGGCAATGCGCTGCGTGCGCTGGGCTCGGTGCTCACACCGGTGCGGCTGGCGCTGGGTGGCGCTGCGGCGGCCATCGTGGGCCTGGGGATGGCGTACAAGCAGGGCTCGGCCGAAGCCGACGAGTACCGGCGCGCGCTGGTGCTGACGGGCAACGCGGCGGGCGGCACCGTCAACCAATTGCAGGCGGCGGCCGAAGCCGTATCCCGCAACGTCGGCACGCAGGCGCAGGCGGCGCAGGTTATCGCGCAGATGGCCGCCTCGGGCCGCGTGGCTGCAAGCGACCTGGGCAAGCTGGCCGAGGCTGCCATCCGGCTTGAGCGCGTTGGCGGGCCGGCTGCCGAGGAAACGGCCAAGGCCTTTGCCGAGTTGGGCAAGGAACCAGCCAAGGCAGTCGAGAAGCTCAACGAGTCCACAAACTTCCTGACGATCGAGCTTTATCGGCAGATCAAGGCGCTGGAAGAGCAGGGCCGTGCCGCAGAGGCCGCGGCGCTGGCGCAGACTGCCTATGCCGATGCTGTGTCGCAGCGCGCGAGAGAACTGGAAGGCAGCCTCGGCACACTTGAGCGCGCATGGCGCGGCATTGCCGACACTGCAAAAGCCGCGTGGGATGCGATGCTCAACGTCGGCCGCAAGTCAACGCCACAGCAGGAAATCGAACGGCTCGGCCAGCAGATCGAAAGCCTGACGGCTGAAATGTCGCTGCCGGGCACGTCGCAGGCTCGGTTCGAGCAACTGGACCGCGTGCGCCAAAGTCTGCTCGACACGCAATCCGTGTTGCAGTCCGACATCAGGCTTGCGCAGCAGTCCGCGCAGGCTCAGGGGCAGCGCACGGCGGCCGTCAAGGCGAGCATCGAGGCAGACAAGGAAGCCGCAAAGGCGCGGAAGAAGGCCAACGACGAACTTCAGCGCAGCATCGAAGCCGGCGCCAAGCTGGCGCAGAGCATGGTGCTGGAACAAGCCGGGCTGTCGGGCAACTTCCTTGAGCAGTGGGAGAACCTGAACGCAGCCTATCGCGCCGGGCGGATCAATGTCGACGCGCTGACAGCATCGCAGGCGCGTCTGATCGAAACGCAGAAGTTCGTTGCCGATGAAGTCAAGCGCACCGTCGCTGCCTATAACGAACTGGTCGGCATGCAGGAACTGCGCGCCGAGGGCGAGCGGCAAATCATCGAGGCAGAGGAGCGGGCGCGCAAGATCCGCGAAGACGCTGTGGCGCAGTTCCAAAGCGCCCTGCAAGGGCTGCAGAGCGAGGCAGAAGCATCGCGCCTGGCAGCGCAACTGAACATCAGCCACGCAGAAGCCATCGCCCGCGTGACGCTGGCGCGGTTGGAGGACGATCGCGTCCGACTGGTCAACGATCCGGCAGAGTTGGCTGCGCTGGAACGCAAGATCGAACTGCAGCGACAGGTCGTGGCCAGCATCAACGCGAAGGACGTGCGCGAGGCCAACGCCAAGGCCGCGCAGGATGCGGCGCGCGAGTGGGATCGGACTGTCGACAGCATCCGCGACGGGCTCACCGATGCGTTCCGCAGGGCTTTCGAGAGCGGCGAGGACTTCGGCACCGCGTTTGCCAAGACGATCGCCAACGAGATCAAGGCGCGCATTGCCACTGCAATGGCTGGCGCGCTGGCAAACAACGTCATGGCGCTGGCCGGCATCAGTTCCGGCGCTGCCGGCGGCGCTGGCGCACAGGGCGGCACGAATTGGGTGCAGATGGCGCAGACCGGGCAAACTTTGTACCGGTACGGCGCCAACGCCTATAACTGGATGAGTGGCAGCGGTGCTGCCATGTATAGCACCGGTGCCGGCACAGTTGGCGTAACCGGTGCGCAGGGCGCCTTTGTGGGCGAGGGCGCCGCGTCCGGTGTTGCCGCATGGGATGCGGCTGCAGGCGCATCGTCTGCTGGCGGCAGCAGCATGAGTGCCGCAGGCTGGGCCGGCTGGGTCGCTGCTGCCGTGCTGGCCGCAATGCAGGGCAGTGCCGACTGGTCGGCCGGGTTCCGCCGGCAGCAGTCCAGGGAGACCGGCACCGCGCTGGGCGATGCGTCCTACCGCACGGCCGACCTGTTCTCTCGCCTTGGTGTCAGCGACCGCATCGCCGACATGATTAGCGGCGCCACCCTCACCGCTAGGCTGCTGGGCTACTCTGCGGCGCGCGTCGTCGATTCTGGCGTTTCGGGCACCATCGGCGCGGGCGACTTCAGCGGCAACCTGTACGCCGACAGCGTGCAGAAGGCCGGCGTCGTCCGCAAGCTGTTCGGCGGCGGCGACAAGCGAGAAACCATCCTCGGCGAACTGCCCGACGAACTCGGCCGCTTCCTCGACACCGCGGCCAAGGGCATCTTCGACAAGGCCGAGGAGTACGGCAAGGCCCTGGGCCTGCCGGTGGACGCGCTGGCCGGCATCACGACGGACATCAAGGTCACGCTGACCGACGATGCCGAGAAGAACATGCAGGCCATCACCGAGGCCCTGGGCGGCTACGGTGAGGCGCTGGTGGCCGGCTATGCCGAAGCCATCAAGCCGCTGGCGCTGTACGGCGAAACGACCGTGCAGACCATCGAGCGCGTGGGCGCGGCCATCGGCGGCGTGAATGAGGTGCTCAACGCG